CGGTGATCGTGAAGCGGTGGAAAGGGTCGGTGATCGTGAAGCGGTGGAAAGGGTCGGTGCGAAGGTATGGTGACTAAAGAGATCGTGCGCAACGATACCAATATTCTGGAGTTTGAGATCACGGAGGCTTACGACGCCAACGGCAACCCGCTCGCAAGCCTCTCCGGGTACTCTGCGCTCCTGCAAGCCCGGTTCAACGTCAACGACCCGACCACTGTGCTACAAAAGTCCGGCACGATCAGCGGCATGAAAGTCACGGTGCGGCTGGACCCAGCGGATACGGCATCATTCCAGGGCGGGGAACGGCTGGTCGCCGACCTACAGCTCTCCAACGGCACCAACAACTTTACCGTCTCGTTGGGCGACCCGCCGGGCGGGACGGTGTTCACGCTCGTGGTGGTGCCCGATGTGACCAGGTCGTGAGATGTTCAAGACCGTCATTCGCAATAGTCCGAACCACAGCGACCGCAACGGAGTGGAAGTAGACACCATCATGCTCCACTCCACGGCAGCACCCGTGCGCTCTGCGGTGGAGTGGCTGTGCAATCCCAACAGCAAGGTCTCGGCGCACTACGTGGTGGCGAAGGATGGCACCGTCTACAAGTTGGTGCCGACCTCGCGGGCGGCCTGGCACGCTGGACGATGTCGAGTGGCAAACGCGAACCGCAGAAGCATCGGGATTGAGGTGGAGCAGCTACCAGGTGACCTGTGGACGGCAGAGCAAGAAGATGTCGTCTACCGGTTGGTGCTGGTGCTTCGGCGTGCCATCCCGACGATCTCCTACTTGGTGGGACATAGAGAATGGAACAGCAGAAAGACGGACCCCTACGGTGTGGACATGAACCGGTGGAGGGAACGCACGAACACGATGTTCATCTGATTGAGTTTCGGTGCGCTTGGTGCAATGCTCTCATCTGCAAGCTGTGGGGCACGACCGTGGAGGCGGAAACTGTCTGTCGCCGGTGTGGTCATCGCTCCCGGCTTGTCTTCCGTGATGGGACCATCCTCGTGCGGGAGGTCGTTCCTCATGCCAAAGCGCAAGTTGCCACGGGGCTGGGAGGATAAGGTGCTGGCAGCGGTGGCGCGTGGAGAGAGCGTTGCCGCAGCTGCCAGGCGTGCCGGCGTCAGCCGGATAACGGTCTATCGGCGCCTCCAGCGCTCCAGTACCTTTGCCCAAGCCTTTGAAGATGCCTACGAGGAGGGCACGGATCGGCTGGAGGATGCAGCATATCAGCTGGCGATCGGAGGGGACAGGAGCTTGTTGATGTTCCTACTCAAAGCACGGCGCCCCGAAAGGTATCGGGAGACGCTTCAGGTAGAACACGATATCGGGAAGAAGTTGGCAGATGCACTGGACCGAGCTGCAAAAGAAGTGGCGAAAGCTGCTCAGGAACTGCCACCAACGCCATCTGCTGGTGAGGGCGCTGATGGGGATTGATCTGCATGCGGCTCAGGAGCGGTTTCTCAATCGCCGTCCGCCCTCTTACCTGCCGATGCGGCTGTACACCAGCATTCTCGCCACGGGCAGGCGGTGGGGCAAGACGGAGGCGATCGCTTATGACGCGCTGGAGTACGCGCTGCTGGTGCCCGGCAGCCAGCAGTGCATCGCCAGCGTGTCATTGGACCAAGCACGCCTAGCATGGGACAAGATGGTATCGGTCGCCTCTCACAGCGAACTCATCGCCAGGATGATGCATCCGCCCAAGCTGACGCCCTTCCCAACGTTCACCCTGGTCAACGGCAGTACCATCACGGCGCGGAGTACCTCCCACAGCGGGAAGTACATCCGCGGGCACAAGTTCCACCGCGTCTTCGTGGATGAGGCAGAGTACGTCAAGGAGGTCGTGCTGGACGATGTGGTTCGCATGACCCTTGCCGACGTGGGTGGTGAGCTGATCATGACCACCACCCCGCGCCGCAGCGGCAGCTATGTGCATCGCCAGTACAACAGCATCCTGGACTCCTCCCAGCGTGGAGAGAAGTGCTTGGATTACATCCAATCTGGCAGCAGTTTTGAGAACCCATACATCGATCACGAGTACATCCGCTCGCAGCGGATGCGGATGACCGAGGGAGCATGGCTGCGCGAGGTGGAAGGGATTTGGACCAGTGGCGAGCGTGCCGTCTTCCGATGGGAGGACATCCAGCGAGCATATCTGGAAGCCGATTGGGAGCTGCCGGAAGATGCCGAACCGAGAAGGCGATACATCGCGGGCTGGGACCTGGCGAAGGAGCAGGACTGGACCGTGGGCATCGTTCTGGATGCGACCCAACTGCCGCTGCGCCTGGTCTACTTTGACCGGTTCCAGCAGAGGCACTGGCAAGAGGTCGCGGAGATCATCAAGCATGTGCACTATCGCTACCAGTGCACCGCCACCGTTGTGGACGCGACAGGGTTGGGCGCCGTGGTGCTGGATATGCTGGGTGAGGTGGCTCAAGGCTTCGTCTTCACGAAGGAGAGCAAGGTCAATGCCATCTACAACCTACAGGTATTGCTGGAGCATGGGCACATTCGCTTTCCCTTCGTGCGCGAGCTGGTGGATGAGTTGAACATCTACGAGTGGGAGGACAAGGAGCTCCAGCAGGACTGCGTGATGGCGTTGGCGATCGCCTGTTGGACCGCTTGCCCACTGGCGGGGCGGGGGGTTCGTGCGGACGACATTCTCATGGAGGTGCGTGGTGAGCGTTCTTAGCAAGTTCCGAGATGTTTTCTTCCGTGCTGTCGGTAGGCAGCCTGAACAGGCACAGGAAGCAAAGCCTCCCCAGCGGGACGATGAATGGATACGGGTATATCCGTTCCAGGCATCTGCGAAGCCGGAGGAAATCTCCCTGACGAAGGATGGGACGCTATCTGCCGTGCTCCGCTTCCTGACCGAGGTGGTGTTGGGGGCAGGATGGCACTTCGATGGGGAAGATGCCGATGCCGTGGCGGAAGTGCTCCCGGAGGTAACCGACAAACCCGGCTTCTCCGAGATGCTGCGCGCCTGCATGTTGGCGATGTTCAGCCGGTTCGCCGTGGTGGAGGTAATCTGGCAGCAGCGGGGCGAGTGGTGGCTGCCGGAGCGCTATCGCCTCGTTCCGCACGATGCCGTCTCCATGCATATCTCCGAGCGAGGGGAAGTGGAGCGGGTAGAGGTGTTCACCACTGCAGGAATACAGGAGCTTCCGTTGGCACGGGCAATCATTCACCGGTATAAACCGTCTCTTGCCCATCCGGAAGGGGAGACCTTGTTGGATTCGATTCGGGAAGATGTGCATTACAAGCGCCGCGGGGACGATGCGTTGGTCAAGAACGTGGAGCGGTTCGCCGCGCCCTTCATCGTCGGACGCTATCCCCCCGGCATGTCTGCTGAGCAGAAGCGGGAGCTGCTGGACCAACTGAAGAAGCTGCAGAGCGCGTCGGTGGCGGTGCTGCCGGAAGGAGTTGGCGTGGAGGTCATTGAGGGGCGAGGCGTGAGCAGCAGGTTCGCGATGGATGCTGTCAGTTTCTTTGAACGCCGGATCGCCCGCCAGGTGCTGGGTAGTGTACTGGCGATGTTTGAAGCAGAGTTCGGCACACGGGCGCAGGCGGCAACGCACTGGCAGATCATCCGCTACGTCGCGGCGTCTTACCAGAGCGACATCGAAGCCACCATCAATGAACAGCTGGTCCAACGCGTGCTGCGATGGAATGGCTTGCCGGACCAGGTCGCTTTCAAGCTCAACGAGCCGGACGTGCTCGATCGAACCAACATCGCCAGATGGGTTGCCGATCTGGCGACTGCCGGTGTGCTGGACCTGGAGGAAGACCGCCAGCTCATCCGCAGGATGTTCGGCTTCGTGGAAGGGTAGCGGCGTACGATGCTTGGTGAGATCCAGACCGTGGAGAAGCGGCTGAAGAGAGCGCTGGCGTCGCTGCAGCGCCCGCTGCTCCGTTTCTTCGCTAGCGCTCAGAATGACATGGTTGCCTTGGACCGGGACCTCCACCGGCTGGCACGGTTCATGCCGTCTTTGCTCGCCAAGATGAGGCTGATCCTCTACGGTGCTGCGCGCGAGGCGTGGGAACTGGGCAGGCGGCATGCCGAGGAGCGGCGAAGCAGGCATAGATTTCAGGTAAGCGACATCCCGGAGGCGTGGTGGGAGTGGTACACTGCCACCACCGATGCCGCCCTCGTCCGTTACACGACCGAGACGCGGCGGGAGATAGAACGGCTGGTCTGGCAGGCAACAACGGAAGGGTGGAGCAATGATCGGCTCACGGACGCCATTCGGGATGTGGTGCAGGACCTTCTGACGTGGAAAGCCGAGCGCATCGCACGCACCGAGATCATGCGACTGTGGAACATGGGACATACCTTCGAACTGGCGCAGTTTGAGGAGGTTGTGGGGTTTGAGTACAGCGTGGTGTTGGACCCGCGCACCAGTCCCATTTGCCGCCCGCTGGCAGGATTAAAGGTGCGCCGGTCCGATCTACACGTCATCCCCCCGCTGCATCCCCACTGTCGCACGATATTGCTTCCCATCTTCGCCGGCGAGGCGCCGCCTGAGTGGGGAGACGGACGCTCGGTTTCGCCGGCGAAGGGGTTCGGTATCCTTCCTCCCTCCATCTTGCAGCAAGCGCTGTAAATGCTGTATTATTGGTATAGAGTCCCGCGAGGATCTTCCTCGCGGGTTTTTCTTTGTGGGGTGTGCTGCCGTGGAGATACACAAGCTGATGGTGTATGTGGCAACCATCATTCTCATTGTGGCTATGGGGCTGTATGTGACCCACCCCGGCGATGACGTCTTGGTCACCGTCATTGCGACCACGCTGGGGTTCTTGTTCGGGAAGGCTACCAACGGCATCAAGGTAGGGGTTGGGAACGATGTCCCAGCTCAGACGGATACCCATCCACCCCTAGAGAGCAAGCGTAGCCGAAAGAAACCGACGACGGAGGAACAGCAATGACCAAAACCGACAATGGCATGGAGTTCCCGGCGGAGGCGTATTTGGTGGTGCCGGACCCAGATAAGCCTTCCACCTGGAAGCTGCGCATCTGGGAAACACCGGAACAAAAGGTCACCGTGGCGCAGCTGGGGCGTGCCGCGGCGGCGCTGGGTCCGGGGTTCCGTGGCAACCGCGTGGACCTGCCTCCGGAAGAGCGTCGGCGTGCAGCCCGCGAACTGATCCGGCTATACCGGCAGCAAGGGGTAGATGATGCCGACATCCCGGAATACCTTTGGTCTATCGCCGGAATGCGCCCCAGCTTCTCGGAGGAGTATGTGGAGCGCGATGCGATGCTCTTTGAGGCGGGTGAATACCCCGACA